CTGGTAAATTTTATAAAGATTATGTGAATGACCCGACTAATGTAGAAACTAGTACTTTTGGACCCTCAGCAGCGATAGCCTCTCCATTAGTAACACTTTATAAAGATGCTAAGGGAAGACCTGATGCCGGGTTAAGAAGATATTTTACAGAACTTTTTCTAAAAGAAGCTAAGGCACATGGTAAGGATTCTGTAGAAGGTGCTGAAAGATTAGTTAAACGGTATCCGCGTGCTGTAACATTAGAAGAACTTAAACCAGAACTTGTTGCTAATAAAGGTGCATATAAAAATACTGAAGCATTAGTAACACCTGAAAAATCAGATAAGTTTGGAAGGAAACCAATTTATTTAACTAAAAAAGGTGCTCAAGCTATTAAAGATGAAGGTCCATCTAAAGCAACAGAACTATTTGGACATGAAACCGGACATGTTGCAACTGATGCATTAACTCCCGGCGGTATGATGACTGATTATAATGCAGCAAAAGCTATTGTACCATATCGTGATATTCCTCATGAAATAACTGCATTTGCTAGAGGTAATAAATTGAGGACTGGTGATTATAGAGCACCTGTTAATAGGATGGGTGATATATTAGGTAAGTATGGACCTGATGCGGAAAAAACCTTTAGTGATAGTATAGATGCAATGAACGCTGCTAGTCTAAATAGATATGGGGAATTACGAAATTCCCCTATTCTGACTAGTCAACAACGGAAGTTGAGTGAAATAAGAAGTACCCCCCAATTCACAACTAATCGTGGAATGTATAATATACGTGGTGGAGATAAGGTCAGAGATATTCCACTCTCGTGGAAATTAGATAATACTGTAGACCCCGAGGGAATGACTGATAGATTTAAAAGTATGATGAAATTTAAATTCGGTAAAGAATATGATAATACAATATATAGTCCTGAAGGTACAGCATCTACTGTAGTAGCAGCACCCTTCAGATTACCCCGTAATAAGATTAGACCTCCAAGATTCGATTTTAATCCTACGTTCTTACAAGATTAAGTTAGATGCCTAAGGATAACATCCCTAACGACGAAATCCAACGTTTATTGAGAACAATCTTTGATGATTGTTATAAGGAAGATAATGCTGTACGTGAACGTCAAGTACGTGCATGGCGTAGACTAAAGTTATTGTGGGAAGGTTTTCAACGTGTATGGTATTCTGAAGTAGCACATGATTGGCGTGTTGCGCCTAATACAGAAAGCAGTGATGATGGAACACAAGGTGCATATGACCATCCTATTAATGTTTACAAGGCATATCTAGAATCTATCATAGCGGCACTTTCAGTAAGTATTCCTTCTATCAAATGTTTTCCCGACGATGCCGAGAATACATTAGATTTAATTACAGCACGTTCCGGAGATAAGATAGCAGAACTTGTATATCGTCATAATGATGTAGCATTACTTTGGTTACATGGACTATTCGTATTCGTTACTGAAGGAATGACTGCATGTTATGATTATTCACACTCTTCAAAGGAATATGGAGAATATGATGATAAGGAATACGATGAAATAGAGGAAGAACACGAAATAACTCAATGCAGTAATTGTGGTCATATTATATCTGATACTACTATGCAACCTGAACAACAGATGCAACAGCCTGTTGAGAATACTCCATTAGCACCTAATCCTGCATTAATGGGACCAACACAAGGTAATCCATTTGATGCGAATAACCCATCACTAAAAATGAATAGCACTGATGAAATTGATGAATTCATGCCAGATAATGAAGATTCTGAAATACAATATAATGTACAATATAAAGGTGCTGATTTGTGTCCAGCTTGTATGATGCAAATGGACCCGGAAATTAGACGGGAGAAATTTAGTGTAACACGACTGATAGGTGTAACTAGAGAACCTAAATCACGTATTTGCCTTGAAGTTTATGGCGGACTTAACGTTAAAATACCTAATCATGTTAAAAAGCAGAAGGATTTACCCTATCTAATTTTCAGTGAAGAAAAGGACTATACTTCAGTAATTGAGGAATATGGCCATCTTCATGGTAATGAAAAGATTCTAAAATGTGTAAACGCGGGGCGTCCTAATAGTTCATATAATTATTATGAATCATGGGCGCGTCTATCTCCACAGTATCTTGGCGAATATCCTATCAATGTAATTACAGTTCATAAAGCATGGATACGGCCATGTAAGTTTAATTTGTTAGGTGATGAAGCTGATGTTAAAAAACTAAAGAAGAAATATCCCAATGGAGTATGTATTACATATGTAGATGACCAGTTTGCCGAAGCAACAAATGCATCATTGGATGATAATTGGACAATACTTGAAAATCCAATGGCGGATTATTTACATTATGAACCTGCTGGTCAGGGACTAGTTAGCATACAAGAAATTACTAATGACCTTACTTCACTAGTCCTTCAAACCATTGAACATGGAATTGGTCAAACATTTGCTGACCCTGCTGTATTAGATTTTACAGCATATGGTCAAACCGAAGTAACTCCCGGTGGTATATTTCCAGCTAAACCTAAATCCGGCAAGTCATTAAATGACGGATTTATGGAACTAAAGACAGCTACACTAAGTCAAGAAGTAATGCCATTCTCTACACAAGTACAGTCAATGGCACAATTAACTTCCGGTGCATTACCATCATTGTTTGGTGGTAATATGGAAGGAACTGAGACTGCATCACAGTATAGTATGTCTCGTGCTCAGGCATTACAGAGACAACAAAATACTTGGAAGATGTTTACGATTTGGTGGAAACGTATATTTGGTAAAGTAATTCCATTGTTCATTAAAGAAATGAAAGATGATGAACGGGATGTACAGAGAGATAAGCAAGGCAATTTTATAAATACAATGATTCGTAAGTCTGAGGTAGAGGGTCGCATTGGTAAAATAGAATTAGATGCTGGTGATACTCTCCCTCTTACATGGTCAGCACGTAAAGATGTTATTGAGAAATTGTTACAGAACAGTAATCCTGAAATTATACAAATTCTCACGGCTCCTGAAAATCGTAGACTTATTCACGAATCACTAGGTATTCCAGAATTCTATGTACCCGGTGAAGATGATGTTACTAAACAAAATGCTGAAATTACTATATTACTAAATTCTATGCCCATCGAAACTGGGGATATGATGAATCCTGAGATAAGCTCAGTTGAAATTGACCCGGTATTTGATAATCATAATATAGAATTTGAATGTTGTAGAAAATGGATATGTAGTGAAATAGGTAGGCAAGCAAAAGTTGATAATGAACAAGGTTATCGTAACGTATTACTACATGGTAAAATGCACTTACAACAAATACAAATGGCTGCTATGCAACAACAGCAGATGGAACAGCAATCAGTATCTACCAATAAACCATCTGAAGGTAATTCGGGAGATGGTAATCCTAATCCCGGTCAACAATCTGCACCTAATAGCAAACCTAAACAAAATACTCAGACACCTATAACTGGAGATGCCAATGTTCCCACGATTCAGTAAATTAATTAACTTTCAGTATCCTCCTGATTCTCCTGTTAATAGTGGTGGTGGTAATACTGCTCCATCCAGTGATATGGGGAAGGAAGATATCATCGAATTTTTAAATGAGGATGTTGAAGCTAAAGATGAACCTATAGATTTAACAGATAAGTCTAAAAAAGCTAAAGCATCTAAAGAAGATGATAAAGATGATGATGAAGTAATTGAGGAAGATGATGAGGACGAAGACGAAGTTATTGAAGATGATGATGATGAACTAGATGAGATAGAGCTAGAACTTAAAGAACCTAAAGAAGAAGATTTAGAATTAGTTACACCAGTTAGACGTAAAGAAATCCTAGCTAAGTATCCTAACGTATTTAAGGATTTTCCATATCTTGAAAAAGCATACTACAGGGAACAGAAATATACAGAACTGTTACCCACTATTGATGATGCTAAAGAGGCTGTAGAGAAGTCTAAAACATTAGACCAAGTTGAGAATGATTTAAAAAATGGTAAAACTGAAAATTTACTAAGAGCTGCTAAAGGTAATACTAAAGCATTTGCTAAACTCGTTGATGATTATCTTCCCACATTAAGCCGAGTAGATGAAAAGGCATATCATCATGTAATTGGAAATACTATTAGGCATACTATTGTTGCAATGGTTAATGAAGCTAGGACTTCTAAGAATAATAATCTTGAGGCCGCTGCTCAAATCCTTAATCAATTTGTATTTGCATCATCCACATTTGTACCGCCATCATTACTTTCAGATACACTTCCTGAAGATACAAAAGTAACAACTAAAGAAAAAGAACTAAACGAACAACAAAGACAATTTAATATACGTAAAATAGAGAGTGCTAATCATGGATTAAGTGAACGTGTAAATGGAGTTTTACGTAATACTATTTCAGCTAATATTGACCCTAAAGAATCTATGAGTGAATATGTTCGTAAGAATGCTTCTAAAGATGCATTTGACGAACTTAAAACAGCTATTGACCGTGACAAGAGATTTGGAATACTAGTTGATAAACTATGGGAAAAAGCTATTGCTGATGATTTCTCAACTACATCTATGGATAGAATACGTGGTGCTTTTATCTCCAAAGCTAAAACACTGTTGCCTTCAGTCATTAAAAAGGCCCGAAATGAAGCTTTGAGAGGTACTGGTAAAAGAATTGGTAATGATAAGACTGAGGATAAGACGGCCTCGCGCAACGGTAATAACAAAAATGAGAAGCCACACTCCTTTAATAGTGGCCGCGATTCAAA